ACGGGTCATAGTGTTCAGTAACTGAAACTTCTACAAACTCGTTGTCTTTATTGACACCCTGCAATTTAAATGCAGGAAACTTCTCTCCTACTCCAATCATGATACGTCAAACTCCTCTGATACCTCTTCAGGTGTTTCTCCACCTGAGTCATTTACTCTTCTTAGTAACTCTAACTGAGCATCAGCTGTTGGTCTTGGTAAAACGTCATCCATAGACTTTAGATTTGCAACTAAGTCTTTTTCCCAATCTTCAAGTTCTCTTGGTTTACACTTTAAAACTTGTAATTGATACTCGACATTAAATACCTGTGGACCAGTTTTCTTTCTTTTGAAATGAATGTCATAACCAGTAACTGGGTCTGTAGGGTCACCTAACTCTTCCATAGCTACTATAACTTGGTCGAACAACTTTCTTTTCAGATTAAGAACTTTTACTGATTTATCGGCGTAGTCAATGCACTGAACGGCATAAGACCATCCACATTTTAAATCAGGGTAAAAGTCTCGAACATGGTCATGTTCTTTGTTGTTAAAGGTTTCATTCTCTCTATCAAAAGATAGACATTCCATAGGAATATTCTTCCCGTTTTCGCCTTTAATCCAGTAAACGTACCTTGGTAATAAGTCACCAACAAGTCTTACATGGTGGTCTTCTTTACCAGCGTAGTTATAAGTTTCGATTTTTTCTTTTTGGGCTGAGCCCTTGGTTTGGTTAAATCCAATTGCCATTTTTATTTCTCCAATGTCTCCTCAAACATAAAGTGAATCCGACCTTCTTTTAGTTCGAGCAGTCTGTTATTATTTATAATTTCCTCACTAACTTCACAGTCAAAGAGGTCTAGTGTGGTGTCTTTTGTATTCACATAGTCGTAATAATTGCGGAATGATGCGACACCTGCATACTCCACAACTTCTCTATCACTAAATGTGCGACCGACCTCCATTAATTCTTTCGGATTCTTAAGAAATGAATGACCGCCGAATCGATACTTGTAAAACTTAAAAGTTTTATCGTAATAATTTTTAGGTTGAATCTTGTAAGTAATAATTCTAAGTATCTGAATTATATCATCTACTTTGCCGTTGCTTACTCGCATTATCTTCTTCCAATTATATAGTAACATATTATAACAAATTTTTGAGTTCGTGTCAAGAACTATTTTTCTGAGCTTTTTTAGCTTGATTCGCGTGTACTTTTTTTATTGTTTCGGGGTCGATTGTGGCATGAACACCCGCTTGTGCCATCTTTATAACACTACCTTGGAACGTATATGCACCACAATGCATTAGCTCTATCATTGGTAATGCCCAAATATCAATCCCTAAATCTCTACAATACTCTGAAAACATATAGTCTTCAGATAAGTATCTGTTTTGTTCATTTATGATACAATCGAAATAAGCATAAATTTTCTCATTTAATGCAAATTCTCCTTCTCTTACATGGTCAGGAGTATATAGTAGTTCAGGATGTGCTTCTGCGTATTCTTGGAAAACACTCCTTTCAATTAACATAAAACCAGTTGCGCCTTCTTTTATCTTTACAGGTTCATAAATAGGTGCTTGTCCACTTGGATACTCCTCTGGTAGTGGATTAAATACTAAATCACCACCAATTTTTTCTAAATCCCATGGGTTATCGTCATAAGCACCAGACTTAGCTGCGTGTAGTATCTTCTCCCATGCAATAGTTTTCTTAGGATATAATGCACATATAATTCTGTACAGTTCTGGTTTTTCTGAGACTAGATGTAACATATACATTAAGTCCATAGCGTTCCAATGTATGTCACTATCTATAAAAAGTAAGTGCGTAGCATCTGATTTTAAAAAGTTTGCTACACAATAGTTTCTTGCTCTAGTAATCAATGATTCGTTAAATAAGTAATAAATCTGAATTGGAACTCCATATTGCATTGCTACTGAAGTGGTGTCCATCAAAGACTTTGTATACATTCCATTACACATTCCACCGTACATAGGAGTTGCGAGAAATATTTTCATCTTTCTCATTTCTTCAAGATTTAGTTGAATCTCTTTACTCATAATATTTTTACCTCGTAATCTTGTTTTATATAGTAGCCCATTCTAGCATTGGCTTGTCGGGCTGCTGTTTTTCCTTTTAAGTGTATATCAACCACTATGGGTTGTTGTTTTCCTTCTTTATCACGAATTACTCTACCGATTAACTGTGTAAGAAGGGGTTCATTATTGACTGGAGTGCCTAGTACTAGACAACTCAAATCATTCAAAGATATGCCTTCTGAAAAGATTGACTGTGTTCCAAATAAAATATTTTTATCTTCTTTTATTAGTTGCATAGTGTTTTCTCTTTCTTCAAAATCCATATCACCAGTGATTGATACTGCATTATCGCCTACTAATCTAGCACAGGCTTTTAGAAATGCAACTCTATCTGAAACTACTAATACCTTATGACCTAGAGCAGCATACTTTGCAGCTATCATTGCTACACTATGCACGTATTCTTCATCATATGCTAGATGATTTATTCGTTCTGCCCAAGGAGTATATGCACCGTCTAGAAATCTTATCTCAGACTTTACAATGTGTACTTTTGGTATTAAATAGTTCTCTTTTGGTGGTTTGAGTACATTGTTTCCAAAGTAATCTCTAAATACCACATGACGCCCATCTTTACGTTCTAGTGTTCCTGTGAGACCTATCTTATAACGAGCAGGCATTTCATCTACAATCCTTGTAAAAGTTGGACTGCTGACGTGATGCATTTCGTCTAAAATAACTGTCCCGAACATCTTTTTGATGTCGTCCATTTTTCTGTATAAACTTTGTATATTCCCGACTACGATAGGAGCATTAGTTTTAAAGTCTCCACTACCTATCCTGCCTGGTGTAATTCCAAAGCATTTTTCTACTTCTTTTTCCCACTGATTTCTTAAGTTAGTTGTGTGGGTAACAACTAATGTTTTTTGACCAAGCTTCGCTGCGATAGCTAAACCTGTAAATGTCTTTCCCCAACTTACCCATGCGTTTACTATAG